GATATTCGTAGTATTGAGTGTGATTAGTTTTTGAGTGATAACAATATAGCCCGGTAATATTACCGGGCTATATTGTTATCCAAGCACCTTAGTAGGGCCGAAATATATTTTGCTGATATCGGGTTCGATTACGGTATCAGATATTTGTATGCCGCGTGTGTTGCCGCATGCTATTAGGTGTAGTACGCACCCGCCGTTTCGGTATTGTACTATGTCGTTTGGTCCTAGTGATGGCGTGACCATGTACGTATATGATGCGCACCGGTCTGAACATTCTATCTGGGTGCCGTTATTGGTAATGGTTATATGCCCCGTTCCGGGCACTCGGAGACCTCCGTAACCGATTGGCAGTAGTTTTTTGCATGTGTAATTGCCGGTGATTACTAGATACCCAGATATTCGTAGGTCGCCGTGTATTGAATCGTCTAATGTAGTGCTAACCGTTATTGTGTGCGGTTTGGTTATCATTGTAGCGACTTCAAATAGGCTGCATATCTGGTTTATTGTGGTGAATCGGGGTGTAAGTGATGCAGCTTCAATGTTGATTGTTTGTGCGATTTTTGCGGTGTGTCCGCCTATTGTGTGCGGGGTTGCATTATTTGGAAACGATACCCAGCCGCCCCAATTGAGATATGATGTCGCGTTGTCGTTACAAATCGAACGGGCGCATGCCCATAGATTGCCTTCATTGTCAAATTCGCCGGCCTCGTATTCGCCTATGCGTCTCGACATGAGCAGATCGGTAGCCATACAATTATACCATTGCAGTGTTTTGGTGCGTACGTCGTAGAGGTAGGCGAACATGCGTGTTGTGTACCCGAAGATTTTATCATTGTACGCGCTGATACCCTGTCCCATGAAGTCCGCACCCATTGGGCGGGTACCTATGATAGTGGTGCTGTAGTCGGTCATGTTTATTTCGTAAATGTTCGGGTTGCCACGGCATATACAATATACTTTGTTGGTGATCGGGTCTCTGGTGATACCGGCTATGCCGTGTAGCGGTACGGGTATGTTGACGTTGTTGTTGAAATTGTTATCGTACGCCAGTATACCGTTATAGTCGGTTGTCCCGTCTAACGTGATGGGCGCAACCCATATAGGCGTGCTGGGAGTTGCGTCGATATATGCCATATCGTTGCAGTGGCCGGCATTGATTGTTTTGTCGGTGGTTATCGTGTTGCTGGCCATATCAACGATTACGATCTTTGGTTGTCCGCCGGTTGTGGTGATGTTATTGCAGCCGAAATACACAATGTCACCATGTTTAAGTGTCGACTGTGCGCCGTAATCATGCGTGATGAATCGCGCTTGTATGGTCATGCCTATGACTGTGGATATATCGCCGGTGCTTGCGTCATAGATGTTGTGCAGTAGTTTTTTCGCGCCCGTCGGGTTACTTGCGTTAAGCGCGGCTAGTGTTTGATTGGTGTTGTTGATATTATTGTCGGTGGTGTTTATCCAGTTTTGGGCCTTTTGATCGGTATTCCAGCCGATCGCGTCGAAGCGCTCAAGTGCGTTATTCGCTTTTTCGGTTGTAACAGTCAAGTCGCTTGCGGTGGTGTCTATTTTGTTTTTAAGATCGGTTGCGGTGTTGCTGTCGGTTACGCCCAGTGCTGTGAGATTGCTGGTTATGGTTTGTGTTTCCGTGATCGCTTGTTTGGCGCTGTTGAGTGCGGCGTCTGCATTGCCGTTGATCGTCAGAAGTGTATCGTCGATCGTGCGTATTGCGCTGTTGTATTGGTCGGTCAACGCGGCGGGGTCGCCGGTGTCGTATAGATCGAGGTTGAAATTATCGGTTGTGGTTGCCATGTTTAGGCCTCCTTGCGGGTGTCGGTTGTGTGGTGTATTTGTATTTGTATGTCGAGTTGGTGCAGTTTTTTGTCTATGAGTTGCATACTGCGGTTGTATGCGTCGCGTAGGTCGGCAACTGAACCGGTGTCGTATAGTGGCAGGTTGTTGAATGGTGTGTTTGCCATCAGGCTTCGTCTCCCGGTATGATGAATCCCTCGGCTGTCTTCTTGGTGTTGCCCGCGTCGTATTTCTCAAGATTGTAGTTGGTTGTCGTGGACATGATTTCTCCTTTACTGTATGGGCGGGTAGGGGTTGCCGGTTTGCGGGTCGGTCACGCGCGGTGTCGCGTCGTTGAATATTGTGAGGTTTCCGACTGCGGCGGTTTCGTCGGTTCGGTGTTTTGCCATGTCGCCCACGGTCTTGGTGGCTACCTGGTTGACGCGTGCGCCGAACACTGCGAGTTCGCGGTACATGTTGCGCATGGCTGTCTTGCTGTCTACGTAGGTGCCTTGTGTAGGGTCGTAGATCACCATTTTATCGCCAACATGCTCAAGATTGTCCAGCAATGCCGCCAATGTTTTTTCCATCGCGCTGACACGTGCTTCTACACGGTTTTCAAACGTTTGCATGTCCGCGCTCAGTTTGTTGATCGCGGTTGCGAGCGTGTCGAAATACGCCGTGATGTGATCGTATTCGCTCGCCAGATGCTTTATGATTTCCTCGGTGCTTTTCGCGTTCCAGTAGAACGCCGGTATTACGGGCGTGTACGGCCATACGCTGTACAAGGGTAACGGGAACATGTGTGTTTTGCCTCCTAATAGTTGTTTATGTTGACAGTCCACAATGGACTGAAACATGCGTCCAGGTGCTCCAATAGTAGCACGTCGATATCCACGTAATCGCCTTGACGTATCGCCTTGACCTTATCCATGTAGTTGCCGTTGGTCACGGTCTCATACTCCATGTCGGTGGCGTTGCTTGCGTAATCCTGACCGCTCGCAAGCTGCGTCGCGGGGAAGTCCGAAAACACGGTCCGCGTCTTGTGCCACGTGTCGGCATCCGTCATAAATATGCCGGGGTTGCCGTTCGCGAGCTCGTAGAGCGGTTTGAGTACGGGCATTATTTCGGCGATGAGGCGCAACAGGTGCCGCCGCCATCTGCCCGGCGGCATCACGCCTAACTCACGGTCATAATACCGGTTCTCGATCTTTTCGCAGCATCGTGCGTATTGTGTGTCGTCGTATGCGTCGTCACGCCATGACCATTGCGGCGTTGTCCAGTCAATGCCACCGGGTACGAGCAACTCCCCCAATGTGATCGTAGTAACGGCGTGATAATCGGGTACGGTTTCGTCCGGAACAAACGGCGATATCATGTCAGATGTCTCCATTGTCGTTGTCCTCCAGTGCTTCGAGGTTGGTCATGTAATTATAGTTTTGGCTTATGTTGTCCTGATTCCACACCACCTCGATGGGTGCATCCAGATATTGCGCGAAACGCGTGTTGAGTATGTCGCACGCGGCGCGACGTTCCTCAAGCTCGGACAATGCACGGAGGTCGGTGGGTTCGCCGTAATCGTTTATCTCATCCGCCGTCTGCCGCTCCATCTTAACGGGTAGGTTCTTGATTCCGAGCGACTGGTAAAAAGCGTTCCAGGTGTTTTGTATGTCGTTCTGTAATTCCATGCCGATATAGTCAACACCGGTTTTGAGCACCTGCGCCTTCATGGAGTCCGTGAAACCGGGCGTAGCCATAATTGCCATCTCTCCGCCCGATATTTGCTTGATGACGTTGACACCCGCCGTCTGCTGACCGGCGGGCACCTCCAGAATAAACGGGGTTTTCTGGTGAAAACGGTTCTGCCGGCGCGTCATGTACAAATCTTCGATCTCATGCGCGAAAAACTCAAGCGTCGGCACCAATGGCGTACGTGCCTTATTGCTATAAATAAAGACACCGTTGGAGTTGTTTACGCCGAAGTGCCACCCGTTGAGACCGTAAGATGTCCATCGCTTAGGCCGATAATACACGTTGAAGCCGGAATTAACAACGGCCTGCGTGGAAAAGAACACACCGGGCTTGCTACGCGGGTACGCGATAGTGGCATATCCGTAGTACAACAGATTATACTCAAGAAACCATGCGTTACACGTTTTGGGCAGATTAAGCCACTTGAAACGTGACAATGCAATATTGAGCATCTGCGAATAAGCCATATAATACGCCTGTGAATTGATCTGCTGCGACTGCTGCCACACCGGCAGTCCTTTTTCACCGATAGCCGCGCGGGTCGGCGGGCACTTACGCGTGCGTTTACGTCCCATATATAACACCTTTTTCGCTAGTTGATGTTCGCGGCGAGATAATCGCCGCCTATTTCGGTGGGGTCTGTCCAGATTGTAACACCCGCCGCGAACCGATCACGTATCACGTCCAGTGCGTCGTTGGGGGCGATGTCGTTGGTGAGCCACACATCGTCAGCCCGCCAATACGTGAAATGCCGGCATGCCGTTAGGTTTGGCTTGTTATAGAGTTTGTTGCTTGCTATGCCGTATCGCAACATGTACATACCGGCTTGAATCAACGCGCTTTTTGTCTGCGTGCGAACTTTTATAGTGTACGCCCTTTGCGCCATTTCATCAGCCCACGGGTCGCCCGTGTACGCGCCAACGGGTGAAGGAGGCTGATTGTACATGTCACGGTACGTGTTCGTGGTGCTGTCACGTGTTGTGAGCATACTGCGTTTGGCGTTGCCGATCGTCTGGGCACGGGTCGACCCGGCGTTGGCGTTGCCGGTGTCCGTCGTCGCGACCGCGTTGGCGTCGGATGCAGCCGTGTTGTTCGCCGTCACGTCTGTGTTGGCGTGGTTGTTTTTCGTCGTGGTGTCCGTCGCCAGTTTCTGCTGTCGGGTGGTTTGCAGTACGGCGAATAGTTCGGCATGGTCTTTTATTTCACGGTTCGCCGTTCGGGCCAGTTCCGCTTTATTGAACATTGCGGTGTTCGAAGCGTCGAATATCGTTTTCTGGTTGGTGATGGCGATGGCGGAATTATAGCCGGACAATCCTACGTGCATGCCTGTGGTGGCAATGTTTGCCGCTGCGCCTATGGCAAACGGGGCGGCCGCGCCGCCTGTGGCCAATGCGGTCGCGCCGCCCGCCGCGATGCCCACGATTGCGGTGCCGATACTCCCCGCCGCAGATGATACATTGGATATCGCACTTTGTTGTATGCCCGTGTTAAACGCCGCTTGCGCAACCGACTGATCTTCGATCGCGTCTGAAAGTATCTTGGTATTGGTGCTCGTCAAGTCGTCATCCATTTGTGTTTGTGCGTATTTAAGCATGTCATCAGCCGACGCGTTGCTGAGCTTTGTCACGTCGGTGCGTAGCGTGTTGGCTCGGGCGGCGTTGTTCGTCGCGGCGGCATTGCTGCGTCGCGTGTTCGACAGCATCGTGAGATTGCCGCGTTGCGCGTTCGCCTGTGCGGTGTTGGCCGCTTGCGCGGCATTTTCATACGCGGTTATCGCGTTTTCGCGGTTTTGTCTGATCGTGCGATTGTAGTTCGCTCCGCGATATGCGTCGATATTACGTCTTTGTAGCGCATACGTGGGGATATCGTATGATATGACCGTCGCGAGCGCGTCCGCATTGGGCAGATGTCCGCTTATGGTCTCGCCTGTGAGGTTGCTCACGGCGATAGTGGTGTTGCCGTCCGCACCGTATCCATCCAGATACGCGACCTGTCGCACGAGCGGATACGCAACGGATACCAACGTTCGCACGCTGAGCCGCCCGCAATCCTCGATATTGATCGTGGTTGCCCTGCCCCACGTGTCCGTGATCTCCAACACGCTATACGGCGACACGTACAGTTTGGCCACGTCGGCGACTTCGGGCGGCATGTCGAAGTCCTCCGGGGTCAACGTGATGTCGCTTAATGTGCGCTCCGTGTCTATGACGGTCATCCATGCGACACCGTTGACCATGACGGGCGCACTGGTACCGCGAGCGCACATGTCCGCAGACACCACGAAGCACGCGCCTATGCCCGACGCGATATGCGGGTAGTACGCGAACAGATCATTAATGTATTCACCGGTTACGTCGCTTGCACGTAGCGCAAACACAGTCCAGTTGTTCGGGGTGCGTCCGCGCTGTGACGCATAGGACGTGCCGAGCGTACGGCACCCGCTCACGTCTATGCCAGCGGTGCCCCACGTCCATGATGACACGGTCCCGTCGTTCGCTCCGTAGACGGGTTCGGTGGCGGCTATGTCGGCACCGCGCGTGCGTGCCATCTCCTCCAACCTGATCGCGCCGAACGCGCACGCGAAACATATATATTTATCGCCACCGGTCAAAACGGTGTTCTTGGCGTTGGTGATGCGATTGTTCGCAGCACCGTAATTGACATCCGGCGCAAGCATGTCGGCACTGTTTTCGCGCGGGTTGTCCAATAGCTTTGCGGGTGTCATCCCGACCAACGGCGCGTGTCCCCGAGCCAGCAACAGGCCGTTTATCACCGTCGTGTTGATGTAGTCCGTCCACATGTCGCGTTGCAATACGACGGTGGTGGTGTTGGGTGCCTCCGCCGTGATACCCGTGATGTAATAGTGGTATCTCGCCTGGCAGTCCGGTTGCTGTAGCGGTGATTGCAGTATATCCGGCGTAAAATCCACCACGATATAGTTATAGCGTTGAGCGGTCATGTATGGCACTGGTATTTTGATGCCGTCCGTGTCGGCGCGGGCGATATACATGCTGGTGTCAAGATGTACGGTCTCGCCGTCCAGTGCGTCGAACCACGCATCACGCTCGGCATCGTCGCGGAACTTAACGGCATCGTGGCCATCGTTACGCCATTGTACGTGACATAGTTTTATCTTGGTCCTCGGTGTCCACGTATTATAATCGTATGTGTTGGCGTACTGATCGTACACGTGTACGTCAGCGCCGGGAAACGATGTGGCGTTATCCAAGTGCGGGAATTTCATATATGCCTCTTTTTTCGCAAAATAAAATCGGGGTGCCGGTGTCACCCGGTACCCCGATACTAGCATGTTACGACGCTGCACACTATTTTACGGTGAACGTGCAAGTCGCCGTGTGCGTCGTCGTCTCGCCGGTCGGGTTGACGTATGTCGCCGTACCCGTCACCGTGATAATGTCGCCTGCCGTCAGCCCGTCGCGCTGCACGTGCAAACGGGCCTGGTCGTCGATAAACGTGTTGACATCGAGCGCGAACGGCGATGCAGCGTCCTCAGCGCCCGCCGCGTGGGTTGCAGATACCTCATACGTGGCGGAGTTCGGCGCGACATCGATGGCGGTGCCGGTCGGTACCACCGTCGCAGTGAGCTTCGGGGTGAGCTGGAGCACGTCACCCGCCTTGACATCATCCGTCTCCGGGGTCAACGTGAACCCGGTCACGGTCTGAGTTACCGCCTTGATGGAGGTGCCCGCGTCGGTTGTAAACAATGCGCATGGCGTGAACGGGGACACGCCATAGATGCCCCAGTGATTCAGGTACATTGTGTTGGAAAGTGTCTGCGGATTGTAGAACTGCGTGGTGCCATAAAGAGTGTCGCGCACCTGATACCAATCAGTAGACACAAGCAATGCCACCGCGCCCGGAATACCAAGACTCGGCACCTGGATAATACGATACGGCACGTCGGCCTTGTCCAATTGAAACACCGCCGACAAACCGTCAACATCAAGCGATGCGAGATATTCCGGCTCGATAAGCAACACCATCTGTTGAGGGTTGGCATACGCCGGAATATCGTTAACATTAAGAGCATTATACTGTGTGCTCGGGAAACGCATACGCCCCGCAGTCGCACGCAACGACTTAAGCAACGTCTTAGCCGACGCTTCATCAGTCGGCACCGCATCGAGATGAACCTTGTAGAAACCAAGATTCTGCTCGTAATGTCGGATCAGTGCAAGCATGATGTTCATCTCGTCGTAGTTGTCACTGTTGCGCGGCGTTTCCATAATCTGCGCAACGAAACGATTCAAACCGTAATCGTCCACGAACGCCTGACGCAGTTCGTCATCAGTCCAAGATATCGGGTACTGGTCTTTACGATTCATCTCATAAAACCACACGGCGGCTTCGGGACGGTGCATCTTCAACAAAGTTTCGGCATCGTCCTTGTATCCATGCGCCTTAATCCACTTGACGGCGATTTCCTGCACGGTCGAACCCCAGTACAAGTTCTCCCTTTTAAATATCGAAAGCATGTTTTCAAATGGCACATTCTGCGCCATCACGGTAAGGCCAATTCGGTTAACCATGCTCCATACACAATCATTCAGGTATTGACGGTTCATAGGGTCGAACAGATATCGCGCGGTGTTCGCCACGCCCGTTTGCGTAGCGCTCGGCACGCGCTGTTGATAATCGTCAGTTCCCTTAAGGCGCACCTTATCCAAAATAGTCGCATTGTCTACAGCCATAATAAAAATCCCCCTATCTGTTTATTCAGAGCGTGTAATCAAGGTTTTCAAGATCATTCGCGGCGGCATCAGCTATTGCTTCCGCCGCATCGTCCTCACGGACGGTCGCACCGTTTTCGACCATCTGCGACACAGAATCAGCGAACTTGTCATAGATGCCATCGATGCGTTCATCGATAGCGCCGATACGTTCGATAACATCATTGAGTTTATCGGTCATCGACGTGAGCATGCCCCGAAGATCATCGAACTCGCCTTCACGGTGCGTTTCGTCGGGGGTGAGGTCATCGCGTTCGGCGGTGTCCCTTTCCTCGGTGGTTTCGTCATCCATTATTTTTCCTTTCATATATATGAAAAAAGTCGTGCCGGCGAACGAATACCGAACCGGCACGACTTAAGGTTAGCATACTTGTGACATGTTTCATAACGGTAATCGGCGCGTTTTTCCCTCACGGCCACACCGTCGCCGGAGTCAACCGTGGTTATCGACGATGTGTTTTTTAGCGACACACACTATGGCACCTCACGTATACCATGTTTATTTTACACCGAAATTCTTGAGCATTTCAAACATGGCGTGTTGCGTTTCCACCGTGTCATATCTCAAATATCCTAACGCGTAATACGATGTAAGATTCTTAATTAACTCTTTTGCCATATTCGCAGTGAGGTAGTTCAGTTTGTTATCATCTCGTGTTATTGCAAAATATGGTACATGTGTACCGCCGTCGTATTTCGTGGAGAGAAAAACATACCCGCAGCGCATATCAGCATATACGCCATATTCCCGCTGAAACCAGCGGAACACATAAGTGAGTTTCGCGTGCTTATGCGGCTTTTCGATAAAATCTGTATCAAATTGCCGAAACTTGTTTTTCGCCGTCATATCATCATTGTTTTTCAGCATGCGTCCCGCCACGGTGTTCTTCGCCTTTTGCCCGGCGTAGTCATCGTCTCGCACGTAATCAAGCAGACATGTCTTACCGTCAAGCCATTGCAAACCATACTCGGGATTGAGGGGCACGCCATAGCGCTGGAAATACGGATTGAACGCGTCGCAAGCATTACCCAGAAGAAATATTCTCGGTTTGCGTAGCTCGGTATCATCAGCGCGTTCACGCGTCACGGTATCCACGATCTTCGCCAATTGTTCAAACTCGTTTTTCAAATACGTGTGATATCTATCATCATTATCAATAATAAATTCATCCATGCAAATGTTGCGCACGTTCACGTATGTGCTTTTCTTTTTTCGCTGCTGCATGGTCAAGGGTATAAAATAACCGCACACCCGCCACGAATTTTCTTTTTTGCCGGTTTTTTTCCGTCGTATTTCAGCCGTTTTGTTTGTTGTGCGAAATTCATAATCGGGGAAAATATTATCTTTTATGATACGGTCGAAATAGTCTGCGGCGGCATCGTTGTTTTCCTCACGAAAACGGGCGATTTCCGCAAAACAATATCCGTTTTTCAAATAATCCTCTATCATGTATTTTCTCATGCCGTATGTTTTGCCCAAGCCGCGCGCGCCAATAATCATGTTAACGTCTGCGTTGCGTGGCAATATTACGGTTTTAAGTCTGTCATAGTAGTATTTCGCCATCCATGCTCACAATCCTAGGTGTTCCATCCCGCAAAACCATTTCGCGCGGTATCGTGTTCACCCATCTATTATACACAGATCGCAAATACGTTATGTTTTCCATATTCGCTTGTTTGTCGGACTCGCCCAGCCATCGCCCCGACGGATACAGCCCGATAGCCTCCGGCGCATCCACATGCGCCGTCTCACCGAGATAATCCGTGACATCACCTATATAACGATCACATACATGCGGACGGTTGCGTTGCAACGTATGACATATCTCATAATCCACCAACACGTCATAACCGAGCGACATTTGCACGGTTTCCGCGAAACCGTGTCCCGCACGCATGATGTCGGCTATAAAATCCTCAATGGTGTATACACCGTCCGGTCGTGGTAGCCCGGCGCAAGTGACATGCACGCGCCCTTTCCCGTCCAGACTAACACGCGCTTTGTTCCACAGTTCCACGTGTTCGGCATAACGCGTGGTGTCACCACAGGCCTCAACCTCGAACATGCCGACGTGCTCCAACGTGCTCGCCATATCCGGCGCGGTGACACGCACACGCCGCATGGTCGTATTGATCGCGGTTTCGATGGCATGGTGCAACGGCTGCAGACAATCCAGCAAATCGGCGTCGCTCACGTCGCCATCGCACCGTATCTTAAGACTGTCCGTATCGCCGCCCGTGACCGTGACCCGATCGCCGAACCGCATATATACGAGCATCATGGCGACTATGAGGTGCATGCGGCTACCGGCGACTATGCGCATGCCGTACGTGTATAGCACACGTGGTGTTTTCGGGCGTTTTTCCGCGAAATTTTCGGGAGTGCAGACAGTGGTTTTATCAACTTCGAGCTCGCCGGTTTCCGTCACGTGATAATCAGCCTTCATCACGTCCTGTGCCTGTGTGCCATAAATGCCGTTAAATTGCCCTTTGACGGTCGAACCGTAATAGGACTGCAAAAATTTCATACTGAGTTCGCCGGTTTTCGCGTCGCGCACAATGCCCTCGGGGATGGAGTCGGGAATATCGCCCACGTACGGCGTTCCCTCGGTGTATCCCTTGATCAGGTTTTTGACATCAGTTTTGCGTGCAAAAAGCATGTTGGATTGCAGAGTGACGTAATCCGGCGGGATTATGGTCTTCGTGGTGCTTTCACCATACAATGCACGCATGTCATCATATTCATATACTTGTGCGACATTCCATAATTCAATCTCGTTGACGTGCAGCACGCACTCGTCCGCGCTGTACAATTTGCCGAACGCATATACCGGATTAACGGCGCTGTCCACATAACCGTGCGCACGGATACTGTTATCCTGAGTCTTCGCACGATCGTTGTTACTGTAATCAGTATCCGCGTGCAATGTGCGCACGAATTTCGACCGTGGGCATATCGCTATACCCCACGCCGCGAAACACGTGTCTTTGCGTAGTCTCAGACCGCTAAAGCGTACGGCGACATGCAAGCCCACGCGAAAGGGGTCATCATAATGGCTCAACACGTCATCAAGCGACGTGGCCGCAATGCGCTCACAAGCAATCTGCAACAATTCAGACGGTGTAGGCGCGAACTTAACGGGTAGCCTACGACCATTGATAAACGCGTGATGCATTGACGTGACATCCAAGGACGCTACGTTATCCACGACAACACTAGCGGTTTTAGCGCTCGTAAACGTCAACCCGCCACGGAAACACGACTTGCGCAACGCATAAGACTTGTAATCCTTCGAAAATTCCTGATTACACGTAATCTCAAAAGCACGTTGCAGCGTGAGTTTCTTACCACTTTGCAACGTGACGCGCCGCCCGCCGATCTCACGACGTGCCATCTGCCGTACAAGAGATGTCTTGGTCAGTACCCGGCTCCCGAGCATATCGGAGGTCAGCCAGTGATTGGCACGCAAAAGCCATTGCAGATATTGGGGTATCACCTGCACGTCGCGGCGTGCGTAAAACAATTCATCTTCGGTCAACGGCGTTTCGGGCGTGCGTACAAGCGTATAATCCCAGTCGCCCACGGCCTTGGGGAGGCCGCACGTCTCGCCCATTGCACGTAAACCGCCCATTTCCAAGTAAAACGTATCCCAAAAGCGACACACCACGTTACCATCAACGCATAAATCGAGCGTATACACGCTTGTAGCGGTCTGCGCATTGACCTCGATCGCGTACGACTGCGCCAATTCCAACATGAGACTCTGCATATCAAACATGAGATTATAAGCCGCGATTATCGGGACATAAGCGTGTGTGCGCCCATAGTCAATAAGATTATCAATGTACGTCAACGCTTCAGACGTGTGCCGGTAAAACCGTACATTATCCGTGTCGGGAGTGTACGCCTCCAGCGGTGTACTACGTAAATCGTTGAAAATGTATAATATCGGATATGCGCGTGTTTCGGCACCTTCGTCAATATTCGTCGTTTCGGTGTCGAATATCGCCGCGACCTTAAATTTCTTGCGCTTTATCATCGTACTACATCAGGTGTGACCGCAAGAAGCCAAATCGGACTGCCGCCGTCAACGTCCGTGTAATCCTCTAAATCGCCTGTATGCATTTTCATATTTTTGACGTATTCCAATACTTTTTCGTTTCGTTGCATGATAATATCAAAAACCTCACTAAGCGAGTTCGCGCCGTAAGCCTCCATAATGGCCTCCAAACGTTTATCTGCCGGTATATCCGGTTTCTGCCACACGTTCTGCGTATACCGCCAGAAAATCTTTATTTTCTCCCGCCCCATTTCGCCAAACGCGGACGGTGCACCCTTGGATGCTGTATTCATTTCCATCTTGAAAATATTAAACGCACGCCGCCGCTCTCCGCGTTTGCCACCTCCGCCCCTTACAGATGCGGCCTGTCGTGTGAGCTTGTCGGCGATCTCATTAGCACGCGCGTACGCCTCAGTGCGTAGCGCGTCGTGTCGGATACGCCCGACATAGGTCTGTTTCAATTGGGTTTCGAGCCGTTGCGCGTAAGCCGTGCGGGCGCGTCGTTCGCTTTCCGGCATGGTGCCCGTGATGCTTTTACGTATCGTGTTAATCGCACGTTGCACGCGCTTGCGTTTCGCCGTCAAGATGTCGGCTTGCTTGCGTGCTCTGGCCATACACACACCCCCCGCGATAAAAAGGGTGCCATAACGGTTATGGCACCCTCATACAGTTTCAGCGTTCTGATTTTTTTCGTATTTCACTTAATTTCGAGAGACTTGAGCGAGCGACCGCCGCCGAGCGCGGTTTGCTTGACGGCAACGGTGAGCCCGTCCGGCGCGTTGAAGTCGGGGAACATGTCGAAAATGTCCAAGACGCTTCGATAAATGCCCTCCGACTGACTGAAATACGTCTTGCCGTCCTTTGCGAACAAATAGACGTTAGCGCATTTCTGCCCCGTCTGGGAACGGACACCCGGCGTGACGTACACGCCCGTGACGGTCAACGGCTTATCTCCCAGCAATGCAAGCGATGTCGCGGTGTTTCGCGCGTTGATGATGGCGCGTTTCCCGTCGAACGTGCTAATATCCATTGTGCAGATGCACCGATAGTTGTTCACAATGGCTTCCATTGCCTCATTCGTGGTGTTGTTCACCTGTTCAATTTCCTGTGTCATGATTGTATCCTTTTGTTACTCGTTGTCGTTGTCGTTGCCGTTGATAGGTGTCGCGTGCCGGAAAAACGTCTCGGCGGGCATTTCGTAAACCGTTTTAGCTACCTTGATATCATCCACCAATACATTATACAAACCGCACTTCATCAGCGCTTTCACGGCTTGCTCAGCGGTGCGAATATTACCATCAATAATAATATATTGCCGATTGCCGTCACGATCAATATACGTGATCGTGCTACTGGCACGCGTCTTTTTGATATTCCTCATTATACTTCCTTTTTTCTTGATTTATCAACGTTTTACGTTGACATAAAAAATATTACACAAAAAAATCGGCGCACGCAAACGCGACACGCCGACTTTTAATATATTAATATATCAATAACGCAAAACCTGACCCGGATAGATCAAGTACGGGTGACTAATCTTATTAATCTTAGCGACACGCGGCCACCCAGACCCAAAAATAGACCACAAGCACTCACCGGCCCTAACGGTATGAGTGCGCACAGATGCGTTATGCTTGTTCGGTTGCTTGTGCGGGCGTTTGCGTTCACCGATCGCGTAAGCGTCCCACTGCCACCGGGCACCCCGGAAATAATCAAGGTCGATCGCACCGGCATAACCGGCAACACGCCCGTTGCCCGTATACTGACGCATGGCCTCGCCATACGCGCCATATCGCCACGGGCGCGACTGCCAACCAGTAACGGCATTGGATGCGTACTGAGCCACCCATACCCCGCAATGACGACGCACATAGCCGCTAAGCTGCCGCAAACCGCTTACCGGTATATACACGATCGGCCACACGCGCGTACGCTCGTACACACGTTTCACCCAACGATCAACCCACGCGCCATTGCCAAACTGGGGATTATCATCACGTTCCCAGTCCAGCACAAGCACCGCGCGGCCAACATACTTCGTCACATGATCGACGAAAAAATCAGCCTCACGACGCGCATCATTGCCCGTTGCATAATGATATACGCCTATGCTCTTACCGGTGCCCGTCGCACGCACAAGCTGATAGTCCGCAACCTGACTAACACCATTGCGCAAACACGTATTGTTAAAACCGCCAACACCCCACGTGACCCCGGCCACGACAAAATCAGCATTAAGCTTACCCGTGTCTATATTGCACTGCCAGTTGCTCACGTCAACACCGCGCATATCCGCGCTCGCGGACGGTGCAAGCACCAACAACGATACGAAAAAACACGCAATCACACTACGCAACGCGAGACGTATCTTCATCACCGTCCCCCTTCTGCAACAAACCTATAAGCTCCTCCGTCAACACATTATTTTTCGTCACAAGATCATTAAAATTTCTAAATGTCGTGGCGATAAACCACGCCATAGCACAACACGCGACGATCGGGAAACCAATACTGCCGATCATGCTCACAACATCGTTAATATTCATAATACCTCACAAAAAAGCCGTGACGCATCGAACAACACGCCATGGCCTAATATATCATTAATCATATACATGTAGCCTACCCGGGAATCGAACCCGGCACACACATTTTATAAGAATGCTGCTCTAACCACTGAGCTAATAGGCCAAACATCACTATATCACATTATCACCCTTTTTTCATATCATCTGACACCGTACAACCGCATGAACACCGCATACACCGCACGTCATCAGCATAGTGCAACATCACAAAATCATACAGGCCCGCACAAACGGGCTTATCACTCACCCCCAAACGCGCCCTACCCGTCGTAATTTCCTTACACCTCGTAGCTGGTATAAATCCATGCTTATACACAATCGATCTCCTATACTCGGTAAAACGTCATATTACATATAGCTTCAGCTATTGTCTCACCATACCCGACCCCCCTATAAAAGTTCCCGCGATTACAAGTCACAAAAACAAGGTTATCGAAACAATATAATCTATAAACCGACCTAAGTGTTTCATGTCCGTTCCAGTCAACAACCTTACTCATTTTTTCTGCTCCTTTTTTAATGCTGTTTTTTTCTGACAATCCCAATAATACCACACCACAAACACGACACGCCGAAACACGACAATTCTTTAACGCACACACTCACGTAGCACACAACACCGTACATGTCAACCAGCCCGGCGTGTCGCAGCTTGATGGGAACAGTTCTCAATAGAGAGGGACTATC